GAGATCGTGGGCGAGGCCGAGCAGCGGGTGGAGGCGGCGCTGCGGTCGATGGCCCAGCGCGCCGTGAGCGCTCGGCTGGCGCTGGCCGGCTGAGGGCCAAAAGCCCCTCCAGCGTCACCGCCGGCGGTTCCCCGTCGCCGAGCAGCAGCCACCCTCGGGACATCGCCTTGCCGATGGACCGGGCCACCTTCTCCCCGTCCCGTCTCACCCAGTCACGCAGCGCTCGCTCGGCTGCCGGGGTCCCGCTGCCGGCCCGCCGCACCTCTCGGAGGACCGAGAGGACCTGCTGCCGGTCGCAGCTCACGTCTGCCCGAAAAGCGGCGTGTTGCCGCTGGTGAGCCGCCGCTGGGCCAGCTTCTGGGCGTCTTCGCGGACGGCGGTGAGAACCCGGCCGGGGTCAAAGCCCTGGGCGAACTTCTGCTCGATGGAAAACTTGGAGCCGCGGAAGTCCTGCTGGATGACGGGCCTCTTATTCTTGGCCGCCTCTTTGGTGATCCGGGCCACATCCGCCTGCCGCTTCTCCTCGGCCTTGGCCAGCGCCTCCTGCTGCCGGCGGATGTACTCAGACAGCCCCCCGCTGGCGTTGACGCCCTCCATGCCCAGCTTCTTGCGCGCCTCTTTGGCCGCGTCGCCCAGCCGCTCCACCCAGCCGCCGGGTGCCTCGGGGCCGTAGCTTGCGCCCGAGCCAAAATGCAGCTTGTTCTGGACCCACTCCCACACCTGGTGCAGCGCCTGGATGAGTCGCTGTACCGCTCCCACCGCGGCATCGACCACGGGCTTGAACTTGGAGTAGGCCACGATGTAGGCATCCATGGCGATGCTGACGATCTGGGACCAGGTCGTCATGATGGTGACCAGCATGGGCCCCACGCCGTTGGCCACGGTGGTGATGACGTGGAGCAACGTGGTCACCATGTACCCGCCGATCCCCACCACCATGTCCAGCACCGCCGACAGGCCCGGCAGCGCCGCCCCCACAGCCCCGTAGACCGCCGAGAAGACGGCGGAGAAGGCTTCGGAGAGCGGACGCAGGACGTTGAGCAGCACGTTGCCGGCCGTGGCCAGGTGGTCAAGCACCGCCGGCGCGCCGCCCGACAGCGCCTGGAGGGCGTACTGCTGGGGCCCTGCCTGTGACAGGGCGCCACCGATCCGGCCGGTGAGGTACCCGCCGCCGGCCACCGCCATCCCGCCGATGAGCGACAGGGTCTGCTCGATCTTGGGCATGAGCGGCTCTAGGTAATCGTTCATGGCCTTGACGTTGTTCTTGGCCACCTCGAAAAGGGGTTTGGAGCCGGCCAAGACCATGTTCTTGAAGTAGCTCTCCGCCGTCGAGGATACGGCCTCCCAGGTATTGCCGAAGGCTTTGATCCCGTCGAGATTCTTCTTGATCACCTCGTCCATGCGGTGCAGGCGCTCTTTCGAGGAGAGCTTGTTGAACTCCTCGGCGTCCTTCACCCCAAGCTGTCCTTTCAGCTCCATGAAGCTGCGGACGTCCGCGCCGGCGTGCCCGCGCATCATGAGCGCCAGGTCACGGCCGATCTGCCCTGAGTCCACGCCCTTGGTGAGCAGCACCGCCGTCAAGTTGTTGCTGCGCTTGATGGCCTCGTCGAGGCTGTTTACGCCCTGCTGCACCTGCTCGGGGAAGGTGATGGCGAAGGCCCGGATGAAGTCCGTGTCGGTGCCGGGCAGCGCCGCGGCATCCGCCTTGATCTTGCGGAGCGTGTCGTCTGCCATCACCAGGGCGTCGTTGTAGTTGTTGGCGAACTTGTAGACCTGGATGGAGCCCGCCAGGTTGTTGGTGGTGCTCTCCAGCTCCTTGTTCAGCTCCGTCAGGGATTTGACCGTCTCGACCAGCCCCGCGCCGGCGGCCAGCACGGTCCCCCCGGTGACCAGGGTCTGGAAGCTGTTGACGGCGCCTTTGGCCTTCTCCACCAGCCCATGGTAGTGCTGCGCGCCGGCGGCGAGCCGCTCCCACATCTGGGCGGTGTTGACGTCGCGGGCGGAGAGCACCGTCTCCACTGGGATCTTCTTGCCGGCCATCTAGTCCCTCTCCCGGAGCGCCCGCTCCTGCGCCTCGTTCTCTTCGTCGATGAGCCCCATCACGGCGTCGATCATAGCCCGCCGCTCCACATGAGGCATGGCACGGGACTCGGCGATGGACAGGTGCGCATAGCGGCCGAGCATCATGTAGTCCCGGCGGAGCACGCGCAACAACTCCCCGGTGTTCTCCTCCACCGGGACGAAGGCGATCCGCTCGGGCTCTCCGTCCTGGCGGGCTACGCCGAGACGGAGTGGCTCTTCAAAAAAGCGTCCTGGTCCTCCTCGTCCGGGTCGTTGATGTCGGAGAACGCCCGCTGGAGGAGCGTGACGACCTGGGCCGGCAGGATGGAAAACAGGTAGTCGGGGAACAGGTTCGGGTCGTTGCTGGCGCGGCTGACCACCTGGCGCTTGGCAGGGTCGCAGTTCTCGTCGTAGTTGACGCCAGCCAGTGTCTCCATAACTTTCTTGGTGGCGAAGTCCAGAGACTTTTTCTTGAGGTCCGCGGCCAGCGCGCGCTCGACGTCGGCGCCGGTCTGGGGACGCAGCCCGATCTCGCTCGGGCAGGTAGGCAGGCCGTTCTGCTTGGCCTTGTCGCGGATGGTTTTGGGGATCTTGTACCAGTGGACGACGGAAGGGGTAGGCATGCCGCGGAGGCTACCAGATCACCCTGAACGGGTGTTCGGGATTCGACCCGCTATACGCCGCGGGGGAAGCGCGCGACCTGGGCGTTGAACGACAGCGAGCCGCGGACCTTCTGCTTGCGCTCGGGGATCTCCAGCGGCACATCGCCAAAGGCCACGTTGGGCACCGAGCAGAAGCGCGTGACACCCGAGCGGAAGTTGAAGCGGGTGTTGATGCCGATGGCCCCCAGCGCCAGCGCCGCGGGGATGCCCTGCTTGCGCTGGATGAGCAGGGTCAAAAACTCGAAGAACTCGGGGTCGTCCACCTCGAAGTCGATCTTACCATCGACACCGTCCGCCACCTCGTCGAACACGGGGCCCGGCTGGCCGAGGTAGTCCGACTTCACCGCCTCACCCTTGAAGGTGAAGGAGGCGGACTTGATGGCCGTCAGCTGCTTGACCAGCTGGTTCCCCCGGGAGATGGTGACCAGGGTCTCCTGGCCCATAAGACGCTCGCCCATTGGTCTGCTCTCCTCTTACTGCAGCTGCTTGACGATGGTGACGGTGGGGGATGCCGTGACGGACAGGACGATGTAGTCCATGGTCGCCAGCATCTTCACGTCCACCTTGAATTTGAACACGCCCAGGTCCTCCTCGTCGGAGGTGGAGATGCGCGTGACCTGGAAGTCTTTGATCCGCTGCGGGGTGAACCCGCTGCCCACCGGCCCTAGGCTCGTCAAAAACCGGTCGATGGCGCCCGTGAGGTGGTCGACCTGGTCGGCGGTGGCCAGCTCCTTCGATGAGGGCTTGGCGATCTCGGTGAGGCTGACGATAAGGAAGTTGGCAAACGCCCGCCGGTTCTGCGCGGTGTTCGGGTCGATGGCCTGGGTGGGCAGCACGGTGTTCACCGCCGACTGGATCTGCGCCGGCGGGGTGTCGACCTTGACCGCGCAGACGCCCCGGGACTTGAGCAGCTCGTAGGTCCCAAGAGTCGGCGCCGCGATGCCGCGCGCGTAGTCGGTGATCGTCGCGAAGCACTGCGGCACCGGCGAGCTGGCCTTGCCTGGGGACTCCTCGGGCGGCAGCATCGTAAAGAGCGCCAGCGCGTACTCGTCCATGGGCATGTCCAGGTCCCCGTTGACCGTAGTCTGCCCGTCAGCTGTGGCGATCGAGGTCCCGACGGCGGCAGTGATGGGGAGCACCTTGACCGGCGGCCAGTAGTAGTTGATCTCCCCCGGCGCGTCCCGCAGCGGCTCCACACCCGGATAGGTGGCGGCAGTGACCTGGGCCGGGGTGTTGACGTTCACCGCCGGAGCGATGAACGCGATGCGCGGGTGTCCGCCGGCGAAGGACTCCTGGCAGTGCTGCCGGGTGTACAGCGCGATGTTCTGGCTCTTGCGCGCGCAGCAGACCCCGCCCACGGTGCTGGCCGGGAACTTGTCTCCCAGCAACCCGTCAAGCGCCGCCTGGTACAGCACGTCGATGCTGGTGCTGTTGCCGGCGTTGGGAGCCTGCACCGCCGCCGTGTAGGTGAGCGGCTGGGTGATGTGCGTGGAGAACTTGAGGCCGGACAGCACCGACCAGGTGGTGCCCGAGGGGGTGGGCGGCGCCACGGTGGGGCTACAGATGGTGGCGGCCGAGATGGTGGCATCCAGCGGCCGGGCCGGGATGTTGTAGCCGGCCGGGTCGGTGATGTTGTGGTTCCCGCCAGTGTCCCCGACCAGCGCCGGGTAGATCCGCCAGGGGAGCCCCGTGGTGGTGGTCCAGTTGAAGCTGGACCCGTCGAGCAGCTCAAGGACCAACGTGGTCCCGTTGGTGACCGAGCGGACGCGGTAGGTGGCGGCGTTGGAGCCCAGGCCCATCGGCGCTCCCAGCACGCCGATCACCACCATGTCCCCGACCGAGACCTTGTTGCTCGGCAGCGTGGTCCCGAGGAAGTCCCCGGTGGCCGAGGTGAAGGACTGGCTGGTGGCGGCCATGCCAGCGGCGGTGACCGCCCCGTCCACCCCGGAGCTGTAGTACAGGTTCCCGGCGAAGGTGGCCTGAACACCGATGTGCACCCGGTTGCTCCCGGCCTTGAACTCATAGGCGGCAGCCACGGCGGCGGCGCTGGCCGGGACGATGGGGCTCGGATCGGTGGCCGATCGGCAGGTCGGCAGCTGCCGCCACAGCCGTCCGGCGTAGGCGCTGCACAGGTTCACCGGCAGGCACAGGAGCCGGTTGGTCCCAAAGACCTTGCCGACGGCGGCGGTGTAGCCATTGCCCATGGCGTTGCCGAACTGCCCGATGGTGGAGTCGAAGCCCCCGAACTTGGTCTCGAAGTCGGCCTGGTTCTGCACAAAGTCCGGCCGAAACAGGGTCGTCACCAGCCCGGTGTTGTCCACCTGGAGGCACTGGGTCATGTCGGCGAACTCGCCAATCAGGCACGCGTAGTTGGTGGGCGTACCCCCCAGGCCCCCCGGGGCCGGGTTGTCTACGACGATGATCCCTTCGATGGCCGCGATGTCGGCCAAGGGGGGCATGTAATTAAACCCACGAACAAAGGTGGAAGCCATGCCGGCGATGGTACGGGCAGCTGCCGGCGCGGGCGCGAAGCCTGGGTCTGAACGGACGTTCGGGATTGTGGGCCGACAGCGAACGGGTCAGGGTAGGCGCATGACCACTACAAACGAAGAACTGAAGCCCGAGGACAAAGTGTGCTGGATGCAGACAAGCCCCCGCAGCGCGCGGACCATGAGCGCCCGGCGGCGGGAGGGAACGCTGGTCCAGCACAAGGAGAACGGCATCTCCGAAGTGAGGATCAGCAAGGGGAAGGTGATCGAGGTCGAGACCGCGGTCCTCCGGCCCATCAGCGCGGACCCGCTGCGCAACCTGGTCGCCATGCTGGCGGGGAAAGACTAGCCCAGCACCCCGTTCGTAACTACCTTGTTCACCACGGGGATCAGCTTGGGCACCTGCTTGGGCACGCGCAAATCCAGCGATGCGGAGATCACGTACCGGCCCTTGTACTTCCCGCGCCGGGCGTCCGCGCCGTCGGCGGCGATGCTGCTCCGGGCCCAGTGGTAGTCCGCCCTGGCCCCGCAGTAGTGGGGTAGCTCCAGCCGGAACCCGCCGAACAGCCAGTGCGGAGTGGGGTTGAAGTCGTCCTCCAGCATCCGGTCGATCATCCGCCGCTGGGGATCGTCTGAGGCCCACACCTCGACGGTGAAGTCCACCTCGAAGGTGGAGGGGGAGAAAAGCGCCACCTTCTGCTGGCTGTCGGTGCGGTCCCAGGTGCGGAGGTCTCGGTCGAAGGTGAGGTCCTCCCGCGGGCCGACAGGCGACGCCTCAAGGGGCGAGCCGGTGTTGCCGCGGCTGTTCAGCTCCGCATCGCCGATCCCCCCGTGCACCCAGACCGACGGGGTGTCGTCGGGGGTCCACAGGTCCCCGTAGTTGACTTCGACGTGCTTGAAGCCGATGTCCCGGCCGCCGTTCCCGGGCCAGTACAGCTGCATGAGGTACTCGCCCAGGCCCCGCGCCAGCGCCTCGCGGGCGGCCACGTCCTTTCGGGTGGTGGGCCGCTCGGTGTCGTTCTGCCGGTAGATGAGCCGGCTCATGTCGGCGCGGGGGGCGTACATCAGACAGCCGAGAGCCAGCTTTGCAGGTCAGCGGGGACCTCATAGCGGGGGTTGCACCGCTTGGCGTCTTCGATCGCCTCGGTCACCGCCTCGCGCATCTGCTGCCGGGTGAACATATCCTTGACGATCCGCGGCTCGCCGATGCGCTGGACCGCGGGACCGCCAACTTGCCGGTCCCGCATCACGGCATCGCCCGTCTCCAGGTCCACCTGCATGATGTTCTCCCCGAGCTTCTTGACGAACACGCCGAGACCACCGAACGCCTTGCGGTCGAGGATGAGGCTCATTTCTTCCCTCGGGCCGCCTTGCGCGCCTGCGACAGGCCGATGGCCAGCGCCTGGCTCCGGTCGGTGACCAGGGGGCCCTTCTTGGAGCCGCTGTGCAGCTCGCCCTCTTTGAACTCACCCATGGTCTTTTCCATCTTGCTCTTGGCCCTGGGGCCTTTGCCCTTGGCGCAGGCTTTGTCTCGCATGGCTTGCATCATGACCGATCCAGCTCCTTGTCCAGCTCCCGGGGGAGGATATCGAGTTCCAGCCGGCGGGCTACCCACTCGAGCACCTTGGCGCCCTTGACCCCCCGCTCGGCGATCTGTTTGGCGATCTGGGTGGCCACGGCCCAGGCTTGCGGACCGCCGATGCGCAGCTTCCGCTCGGCCCAGCGCACCAGCGCCACCACCGGCGGAGGGCTGCCGGGGGGCCTGCCGTCGTCGGCCCAGGGCGCGTGTGGCGAGGGGTTGGTGACGGCGTAGCCCTCGGCCCGCCGCTCGGCCTTCCAGCCGTCCATGAACTCGTGCGTGTCCACCGCGCCGACGTCGCGTGTCCGGGCGCGGGCGGCCCTTGCTCCCTCGTCCGCGGCGCGCTTCACGGCTCGCTGCGCAGCCTGGAGCTGCCGCTCGGCCTCCCGCCGGGCCAGCCGGACGTAGTCGGGGAGGTTCACAGCGGGTCCTCGGTCGGCTTGGACAAGGCCAGCTCTTTGGTGACGGGATCTGGGTCGGCGCCGTCGGCGCGCTCCAGCACCACCTCCCAACCCAGGGTGTGGCGGCCGGGGACCTTGGCCACGTTGAACCGCCGGCGGACCGGCTGCGACTGCCCGAAGAAGGTGATGGACCACCAGGCTTCCACGTCCCGCGGGTGCCGCGTCTCGTGGGGCAAGAGCCCTTTCAGGTAGTTCTCGTCGTAGGCGGTGGAGATCCGGTCCACGCGGATGATGCCCAGCTCCTCGACGCCGACCCCCTCCACGGACTCGTTGAGGTTGCCGACGCCCCCCTTGGTGATCCGCGGTGTCGGCTCGATGAGCATGCCGCGCTCGGCGAAGTCCGGGTCGTAGTAGGGCTCCCCGCTCCCCCGCTCCCCGCCCGACCAGCGCACGCGGATGACGCGCACTTCGTAGTGGCGGATGCCAAAGAAGGTACACAGGTCGCGCAGCGGGTCCACCAGCTCCCGGCCCGAGAGCGCCTGGGCCAAGGTCTGCCGGTAGCTGTCGGGATCGAGGCGCGTGAAGTCCCCGTATTTGGGTGGGTCGACAGCCATCTACTTCCTCTCAGCCGGCGGCGGCTGGTTCCACCGGTTCTGGATGAGCCGCTCCCGCACGCAGGCGTCCTCGTCCCGCCCGGTGGTGCAGCGCTCTGACAGCGCCTGCTGCTCGTCGAACTCTCGGGCGAACCGCACCCAGTCCAGCTCTCGGCGGATCTCGGCCTCGATCTTCTGGTCGGCTCGGCGGTCCTCGGCGCTGGCGGCCGGAGCCACGAACAGGAGAAGGGCTGCGGCGGCGGCCACGGGGCGGAGCGGCACTAGTGCACCGTGAAATTCCGCGGCCCGCCGCCGTAGATGTCGAAGACCCCAGAGAAGTCGGGGTTGATCGGCACGCACAGTGTCTGGGCCATGCGGTTCTGCCAGTACTTGTAGTCCTGGTTCAGCATGGCCTGATGCCGCAGGTTGATCTTGATCTCCTCGATCTGCTCGACCTGGTGCTCCACCGACCCCATGGGCAGGTGCCGCCAGCAGATGGTCTCCAGCTGCTTGAGGATATTCCGGATGAGCGGGAGCGTCTCCTCCTGCAGCGGGTTGTTCAAAACGGCGTCGATCTGCCAGTTCGATTGGATGGTCGTTGGGAGCCCGGCGGCCATGGCACGGAGCTGGCTCTGGGTCGGGTAGCCCAGATGGAACCGGATGAGGACCTTCTCCTCGACGGTGAGCGGCATCGGGCTTACTCGGCGTCCAGGACGAACTCGAAGTCCTCCCCGACCCGGCCACCGGCCACGATGGCGGCGTACTGGATGGGGTGGGACTTCTTGGTGAAGATATTGTGTGGCTCGTCGGTGGTGACCTTGAACTGGCCCGACTTGGGCGAGTGGTACAGCCGCGACTTGAGCACGCGCAGCTTTTCCCGGTACTCGGCCACCTGGGTGCGGGAGCGGTGAAGGCGATCGGTGAGCGCATGGGAGACGCGGGAGAGCGCCTGCCGGCCCGCCTCAATGGCGCGCAGCCCCTCCACCGTGGCCATGTCGGCATCCAGTGCCACCCGGACGATCTGGAGGTCGTCCTGGGCCACCGGCACCGCGGCGGTGAGGTCGGCGGCAGCATCATCCAGCGCCGCGACGACGGGGGGAGCGGCGGCGGGCTGGGCGGGGGTGGTGGGGGCGATCGGCTTTGTCTGCGGTCGGGACATGCCCGCAGTCTATCACCGGGCGGGCTGAACGGACGTTCGGGATTCAGCCTGACGTCTTTCCCGCCGGCGCCGCCCACCTCGATACCGCGTTCGTCGTTTTCAGGCGACCCCCAGCGGGCGGGGAAGTTTTCGGGGCAGGCGGCGGCCGGCGGTACTCAGCGCTCCAGCCTGAGCGCGCGGGGGCAAGAGCCGCTTCGGAGCCGACCCCGTTTGCTGCCCGACCCGGCGGCGAGCCGAGGAAACCCCCGGCAGACCGTCGTTTGGTGTGGTCGGGCCTCGACGTGGGCCTGCTCGTCCGCGGCGTTACCGCGCGCCCGTCCGGTTCCCGCGCTTGCCGACGCGGTTCCCTTCGGCGGCCAGAAGCAATCCCCAGACCACATGGCCCTCCCACTCCCCATTTTGGGGACGTCTCGCGAACCGTGTTTTCTGAGGATCACAAAGGGAGGATGCGCCGGCGGCGACCGGCGCGTCAAGGGGCAGCGAGCTACTGCGCCGAGGACTCGATGCAGAGCATCCGCTTGTAGCGGGCCTTGCCGCCCACCAGCGAGATCTGGTCGCTCTTGATCTGCCAGCTGCGCTTGGTGTACCAGGTCACAGGGAACTGATCCCCCAGGCGGTTGCGCGGGGACATCATGATGAGGCTCGTGTAGTCCACCGTCAGGTAGACCCCATCGTTGCGCACCTGGTACGGCTCGGCCATGATGCCCGCCAGGCCCACGTCGGTGAGCATGGAGATGTTTCCCTCGGCCAGCATCACGTGCGGCTGCCAGTACTGCTTGGCGCAGTCGTCGCCGAAGATGACCGTGTGGTCGATGGGGCGCGAGGCATCGTTGTTGGCGATCGTCTCGATGCCGCAGGCGTCCGAGCTGACGTTGTTCATGCCGAAGCGGGTGATCTTACCGTAGACGTTGGGCGTGAGGTTCTTCTGGTCCGGGGTGCCGGCGTACCAGGCCATGGTGTCCGTGGTCGGGACGTTGTTGTTCTCCATGAACATGTGGCCGGCGAAGAAGCCCACCGCCGCCGCCTCATAGGGGAAGTCCTCGACGCCGCGGCCCTGCTCCAGCCGCTGGAACTCCGGATCGCCCTGCAGCTGGGTATAGGCCGTGGGGCTGATCATGGTCAGGTAGTAGTTGTTGTACCGCCGCATGGGCTTGACGTTCGTCGAGCTGAACCGGCCGCGGGCCTTGCGGATGTCCAGGTAGCTGATGGGGGCCGCCACCTGATCGATGCTGCCGGTCTTGGGGTCGTAGCCCGCGCCCGAACGCTGAATCCAGCTGGCGCTCTCGGCGATGACCGGGTCGCGGTCGTTCACCGTCACGGCGTTGAGCAGGGTGAGCGTCCCCGGCCCCACCTCATCCGCCACACCCACGCCGTTGTCCAGCGCGATGACGTTGTCGGCGGCAAAGCCGATGACCTGGTTGGCCACACCGGCGATGAGCACGTTGAGCGGGTTGCTGGTGCTCACCGGCAGGTGCCGGATCGAGCTGGCGGAGTTCAGCGCCGTGGTGAAGCCGTTGAGGCGCTTGACCCGCAGCGTGGTGACACCGCTCTGCGCGCCGTCGGCGACCGTCCAGCCGGCGGTGGCCGCCGAGACGTACCGCCCGCGGGCCGCCACGTCCAGGGTCTGCGCGGCCTGAATCCCCAGGCGATTGATCGTCTGCTTGCCGTAGTCGCCCAGCATGGACTGCGCGTTGGTGGCGTTGATGTCGTCGGTGCCGTCGTACAGCCCCAGGCTCACGTCGTACTGCTCGGCGTTGCGCTTCATGGGGGTGGGGTCGACGTTGCTCGGGCTGGTCGTGCCCACCACGGCGTAGTAGCCGTCGTTGGTCACCGTGAAGGAGAGCCCGGCGTGATTGGGCCACAGGTCCGCGTCCGGCGTGATGGCGTTCCACAGGAAGTTGGGGATGAGGCCGTCCTCGAACTCCCGGATCAACACGCGATCCTGGAACATTTCGGCAAAGGGGGACAGGCTCGTCGGGATCTGTACGCTCGTATCGCTCATCGGGTTCTCCTAAAAGGTTTCTTTCTCCGGGGCTACTTCCGGCTGCTCGGATACTCGATGAGCCCCTGGGTGTACTGTTCCTTGAACAGCTTCGGATTCTTGGAGTACTGCTCGTACTGCTTCTTGCTCAGCTTCTGGACATCCAGCGGGGGCCGCGGGCTTCCCTGGTTGGCGGCGTTCCCGGCCGGCGGCGCCGCCGGGGCGCCGGTGGTGCCAGGCGCCTTGGGCGCCTGCTGCTCGGCGGCTTTGGGCTTGAACAGGCTCGGGTACTCCTTCTGGATCTCCAGGATCCCGGCCTTGACGTTCTCCCGTGCCTTGTCGGGCGGCACCTTGTCGCCGAACTTGCGCTCGAACTCGCGCTTGGGCATGGCCTTGAGATCGGCCTCCCAGAGGCTGAGCAGCTGCGCCTTCTTGCGCGGGTTGTCGAGCAGCGCGTCGACCTCCCCGGCCACCTCAAAAAACTCCTCGACCTCTTCCTGGTAGGCCGCCTCCGCCTTTTTGGTCTCGGCCTCTTCCTGGGCCTGGGCTTCCGCCTTGGCCTTGGCCTCCTCCCGCTCCTTGTCCTCTTTGGCGAAGCGGTCAAGGATCAGCTTCTGCTGCTCCTCGAACTTGGCCAGGCGCGCCTCGAACTTGGCATCCGATTCCCCGGGCTTCTGCTCGGGCGCGGCGCTGGCGGCCGGTTGCTCTTTCTTCGCCGGGGGCTTGGGCGGCGTTTCCTCGGCGGCGGCCGGCGGCTGGGTGCGGCTCTTGCGGCCCGCCTCCACCAGCGCCAAAAGCTCGGCGTCGTCCTTGACGCCCGAGCGGCTGAGCAGGTCCGCCACGCCTTGCTTGAAGCCGCGGCGGCGCTCTTTGATGAAGGTGTCGGGCGATATGGCGCTTTGGGTCTCGGTGCTCATGGTCTTTTCTCTCGCTATCCTCCCGCCTCTATCGGCGGGGACTGTTCACGGGGCCCCTCGGCAGGATGGCCTGGGCCCCGGGTTCAAGCGGGGTTTCTGACCGCGGGGGGGCGGCTACAGGCTCCCGGGGTAGGGCTCCTCCAGCGGCATGCGCGGGGCGGGGAAGTAGTCCATGGTCAGCGCGGCCACGGCCTGCGGCAGCCCGATGAGGTTCCCGTCCCGACTCACGATGGCGGTTCCTGGGGACAGGCTCTGCGGGTTGCTGCCGCCCGCCGCCGCCAGCGTGGCCGGGTACATCCCATAGCTGGCGTTCAGGCCAATCATGTCGAAGGCCGCGCTGGCGCCCGAGCCGCCGGCCAAGTCCACCACCGCGATGCCGCGCATGGCGTTGGCGTCGGCCAGGATCGCTGCTTGAACCTGCGCGGCGGTGCTGGTGGCCACGGCCGAAGCGCTGGTGGCCAGCTGCACCCAGACCTCGATCACGTAGCCGCTGCCGGTGCTGAACACCTTCAGGGCTTGGCTGGCGCGCGAGTAGGTGGGGCCGTTGGTCAGGTTCCCACCACCGCCGAACTGCAGGTACCGGATGGTGTACCCGTCTTTGGCCTGGATGCGGACGGCGCCATTGCTGGAGCCGATGGTCAGGCCCGTGGTGCCGTTCGGCACGAGCGAGGCCGGCGCCGGGATCGCCAGCATGGGGCCGATGCCATCCTCACCACTGGCGGCGCTGAAGATGCCACCTGCCCGCACGCCCGGGATGCTCGGGTCGATATCCGAGAGGCGGATGGTGGCCGCAGTGGTGAAGGTGAGGGCCCGGTGCTGCTGGGTGAACATGGTTCCGAGGCCGATGAGCTGGGCGGCAACCGAGAAGAGGGCCGGATCGGCTCCGCCGGCGTCGAGGATCTGCTGCAGGGTGCGAGGCATGGATTAGCTCCGTTTTCCCACGAAGATGTTGACCGTCACCTCGACACCCAGGGGGCGCTGGAGGGTGAGGGAAGAGATGGGGTTGTTGTCAGTGCGCAGCTCTAGCCGCGGCTCCACCGGGAGCACAGCCACACCGAAGCTGCTGGACAGGGTGGCCTTGCAGTAGCCGCCCTTTACGCGGATGACCAGGAAGTTGGCCTGGGCGCTGACGGCCGACAGGTCCACGGTGACCGGGGCGTCCGAGGTGAGGTCGAACTCCCCGGCGGCCATGATCTGTTCGAAGACCACGGAGCTGTCGCTGGGAATGATGGCGGTAGGAACCCCATCATCGTCCGCCGTGGTGGGGACCACCCGGCGAGACCCCGAAGCCTCTAGCCGCCAAGCCACCTGGGTCTACTCCTTCATGCCCGGGGCCGCGTCGTGCTTCCAGACCACCTTGACCTGCGCGACGCGCGGCTGCACACGGGCCGAGCCTGGCCACTCGGCTTCCGAGTAGGTGCGATCGAAGCGCGGGGCGCCGGGGGCGGCGGCCAGGTTGTGGTGCACCGCGTCGGTGCGCTGCTTGCCGCCGGTGCTGATGATCTCGCGGACGACCTTCTCGCCCATCTTTTCCATCGCCATGATGTTTCTCCGTGCCGGCCGGGCCGGCTGCTCTTGCTGTTGAAAGGGGTTAGCCGGACAGGACCTGCTGCAGCTCCAGCGTGGCGGTCCACTGGTAGAGGGTGCCGTTGGGTCCGCCCACCGCCAGGACCAGGCCGCCGCTCGGGCCGGTCAGGGTGTAGCTGCCGCTGCCCGCGTCATCGGTCCCGAGGGCGTGGGTAGCGAAGTTGGCCACCGCACCGGCGTCGGTCACCTGGAACGAGACCGTGGCCCGGAAGCACGCCAGGCCCGATCCGCCCACCGCCACGCCCTGCACGCAGAGGATGCCGTTGTAGCCGCCGGGCAGAAGCGCCGTGGCCGGGATGCTGGGGGTGGGGCTGGTGATGAGCTGCTTGGGGATCTGCCAGTTCACGTTGGCGCTGGCTGCGGTGCTGGTCTGCGCCGTTCCCACGAAGAAGTCTCGCGGTGCCGACTTGGGCGAGACCATGGCTTCGGTGGGGGCACCGTTCAACACGGTGACCAGCATCTCCCGCGCACCGCCGTCCTTAAGCAGCTCCGTCATGTGCTGCTGCAGCCGCTCGAGCGTGTACCGCGTGACAATGGTCTCCCCGCTGGCCAGCACACCCTGGAACGGGAAGGGCAAGCCAATTGGACGGGGCTGGTTGTTTTTGAGGATGCCGTAGCGCGGGTAGGTCATGCAGGGAATGCTACGGACAGATCCGCGCGCGGGCGCGCGCTAGCCGGCCATGACGATGATCTTGTCCTCGGGCGGGCGGTCCCACTGGATGTGGGCTGAGCTACCGTAATCCCCCCGGCTGGAGGTGCGATGCGCCAGCATCTGCTCCATGGCACGCTTACAGTCTCGGCAGGCCGCGTGCTGCGCCACCGCGAAATACGGCTCGGTTGTCAGCTTCCGCTTGTAGTTCACTGGGTCCCCGTAGCGACCCATCTGCAGCCCCACCGGGTCGGTGAGCATGATTCTGGTATAGGGCAGCGTCACGTGCGCCACCACGTCCACCGGCCGGCCGCCGCAGCTGTCGCACGCTCGGTTGCCGAAGATCTCCTGCACCCACCACTCGCGCGGGGACAGATCTCCATATCGTCGTTCCGTGCAGCTTCCACCGCTCACGCGCACACCCCGTAAACCGTCCACGTGTTCCCGTCTGGATCCAGCATGTCGTTGCATTTCTGCGAGCTGGGACAATCGCTCGGAACGGCACGACGGCATACATTTCTGCATACGACTTGGAAATTCTGGATCTGCGGCTTCCCGCACATGTAGCGCGGTATGCAGTCCGAAGACGCGGTGCACATGGCGAAGTTCCCCCCGCTCCCTGTGGGGTAGCAGTCCGGTCTACCGTATGGATCAGGGTAGCAGGATAGCCCCTGTGCGCAGCCATTCACCGAGGTAGGTACGCAGGGTTCCGTGCACACGCGGAACCGGCCGAGCGGGACCGAGCAGAAGCTGCCCGACCCGCAGTCGGCGTCGGCCGAGCAGAACTTGCGGCAGATCCGGATCCCACCGCCCGCGTCATCGCACACGGTCCCGGCCACGCAGTCATCCGCCCCGCCGGTCCGGTAGGTGCACAGTGAGCCGCGCTTGACCGGACCTGCCTGGTCGCAGACCAGGTTGCTGGTGTCGTGGGTGGTGCACTTCTGCCCCGCAGCGCAGCCGGCCTGGGGAGCTGGGGAGCAGACCGCGCCGTACAGGTCCGGCGCCGGCGGGATGATGATCCCCCCGTCGTCCGGTCCCGGCGGCGTGCCGATGACGCTGGCACAGTACCCGTTCTGGCAGCTCTGCCCGTCGGGGCAGCAGGCCGTCGAACCGGCCACGCACTCCGGCCCGCACTTGATCACCGAGTGCTCGGCGTTTACCGCGAAACAGCCCGCGATCGACAGAGCCAAAATTCCCAAGATTCTCCGCATGTGGATCTCACTCTTCCTCGCCCCGGCATCTCCGGCGGCATTCGTTGGCGGCGTTGATCACTCTCTCTCGACAATCCGGCCACGGTGGTAAGACTCCTGGGGTGCGGCAGCTGCGCAGTCCTTCGGACAAGAAATTGTCGCACCCCTGAAGGCAAGCCCCGACAGGGTCGCTGGACGGCGGTGGAGGTGGTGGCACCGGCTGCGCGGGAGCGGGCTTTGCGGGCGGCGGCTGCGCAGGTTTGGGCTTCTCCTCCTCGGCGGGCGGATCTGGAGGTGGAGGGGGAGCTGGGTTTTCCTTGGCCTTGCCGGGCCAGGGCTTTAGCTCCTCGGAAGAAACCGGAAACACCAGTGACAGCAGCAGGGCGATGCAACAAAGCAGGAGCCTCATCTATGCGGCCTCTTTCTGCCCAGGCTGGGCGGGCGCCGGCGGTTTGGGCTGTGGCGGCTTCTGGCCGGGCACGGGCGGCGGCAGGCCCTGCTCGGCGGCTTGCTTTTCCCGCTCCTCCTTGGCCTTGGCCATGCGGATCTTGAGCACGTGCACGTCGTCGGCGCCGAAGTAGGGGGCCAGGTACTGGAGCGCCAGCTCCTCGTCGATGACGGTCCCCTGGACCGCGGCCACGGCGGCGGTGGTGGCGGCGCCGACCTCGGTGGGAGTGGGGCGGCTGATGGGGGGCCAGTTGACCTCGACAAAGCCCCCGGGACCGAGCTGTACCTGCTCGACGGTCTCCTCCTCGCCGTCGGCCTCGGGCTTGACGACCCGAGGCTCCAGCACCATCCCCTCCCCGCGGGCGTTGAGCGCACGCTCCATCTTGACGGCCATCTCGAGCAGCGGTCGAACCCCGTGCTGCCCGTACTGCTCGCGCAAAAGCGACTGCTTGCTCTGCTGCGGGCCGAGCTTGGCCGACACCTCGAAAGCCGTCTGCGGTGGGGCGTCGTTCTTACCGAACGTCTCGACGCACTCGGCCTCCTCAAAGAAGTTGTCTCGGGCGGCGTCGAAGTGCTTCATGGCCAGGTCGATGCCGGCGCCGCTGATCTCCAGGTAGTTGAGCGTGGCGTTCGGCGGGATGCCCACGCCGTTGCCAGTCCCTTTGCGGATCTCGGATGGAAAGCTGCCTTCCCCTTGGTAGACCAGCGTCGGGTCCATGTTGTGGATACACGCGGTGCTGATCCCGGCCCGCAGCCGGTCGATGTCGGCAGCCTGCTCGTAGAGCCCATTGCAGTCGGGGATCCCGTAGGGACTCTCGTGGCAGGGGATGTTCTGCAGCCACAGCACGGGACAGAAGCCTAGGTCGTGACGCACCGAGCGATCGGCGTCTACCAGCTTCCCCCAGTCGGGCTCCTCACCACCAGGGTTGCCCATGACCATGGTCCCGTCGTCGAGCTGGAACGCCGGCTCGTCGGTCACCCACACCGGGCGGTAGCGGACATCAGCTTGATCGCTGATGAGTCGCCGCTGCCAGTAGTACAGCGTCTCGGCCTGGCTGCGCTTGTCCCGCCGGATGACCGCCGGGATCTGCCACCGGATGTCCAGCGCCCGCAGCGTCAGCGCCTCCTTGTCGAGCCACACGGGCTTGCACCACCTGGGGTCGTGCACCTCGACGCGCGGCTCGCCGTCGACTACGCGCAGGCCCAGCCCCACCGACCCCTCGGCGCCGCCCAAGGTCCGGGTAGTCTGCATCCGGGCCCACAGGCGGCTCGTGTTGATGAAGGACTGCAGCCAGTGGTGGGTCTGCTCGTCGCCCACGACTCGGACCACCGGGTGCGTGTCCTCGGAGAAAAGGAGGCTGGTGAAGCGGTCAACGACCCGGGCGATGAGCCGGTGGGGGGCTGTAGGCCGCCGCTCGAACATCTTGGGCGGCAGGAAGTTCTTAAAGCCCGGCGGGACCCCAGTGGCCAGCGGGACGAGGGCGCGGGCGATGGTGGACAGCGGGCCGATCTTGGCGCCCATCCAGTCGAACTCGCAGCCCGAGTACTGGCTGCCGGCGTACCAGGCCCAGCGGGCGTTGAGCTCCTGCTGGATGGGGTCCGAGGCCCCCTGGCGGCTCGGGTGGTGGTTCACCCCGTCGCCGAACCACACCTTGGCGGCCACGCCGGAGGCGGCGGGGGTCACTTGGGCCTGCCGGGTGAACATCGTCATGTCGCGCAAGATACCGCGGAACGCTGAACGCATGTTCGGGATTGTGCGCGGCGAGGCAATCGGCGAGAACTGCTGGGCGCGCGAGGCCGTAGAAAAGCCGCCACGCGGTGCCCGAACCCGGATGCGACGACTTAGCGAGGACAGACCAGTGGAGGGTGCGGCCAGCTGGCGAGTCCCGAGAAAGACACGAGCATGTGCCGGGGAAAGCCCAAGTCCTAGCGGACTGGGTTCGCGCGCTTCCTTCTATAGGAGACCCATGCGCAACTTCGCCTACCAGATCTTCTGCCTCTTCGCGATCCTGTACTACTTCACCCCGGTGGTCCTGCTGCTCATCGGAGCGCCACTGCTCTGGTTCATGAGCATCCAAGGCGCCGGCGCCTTGGCCCTGGTGTCGTTGGCCTGGATCGTCATCAACTATTTCGTGTTCACGCACCCGAGGTAAAGCCGCATGACCACATCGATCAAGCCACCCATGGAGTTCCCCCAGATCAGCGCCCAGGTCGCTCGCCTTTTGGCCCAGCACCTGGACAAGCCGCTCGAAGACCTAACCCTGCGCACCGACACCACCTTTACCGGGGACCTCAAGCTGGATTCCCTGTCCGTCGTCGAGTTCGTCCTCCGGCTGGAGGACCACTTCGGGATCGAGGTCCCCGACGAGGCCACCGAGGGGATCCGGACCGTGGAGGACGCCGTACGCAAGGTGGAGGAGCTGCTGCTGGCCCAGGTGAGGGCTGCGGATCACTCAGCGGCGCCACCGTTACCGCCCGGGTGGAAGGTCAACCGCGAGTGGACCGATCGCAATGCGATCCCGGCGCCATCTCCCGGCAGCGTCCAGAGCATGCCGTGGCTGGAGAACTTGGTTCCCAAGTCGGTCAGTGTCGACAAGCCCGGCTTTAAGGACGCGATCTCCATGCCGGCCACCGACGACCCGCGGGACAGCTACCAGGAGCTGACCGTCGACCCTTCCAAGATCGCAACCGCCCAGGTCATGATCAGGGTTGGAGGCGAGCCGCTTTGCGAGGTGCTGCTGGGCGCGGGACATCCCGGTGAGCACCCGTGCGGCGCGAAAGCAGCCGGATACACCGCCGACGACATAGCGGTGTGTTCAGACTGCACCGACGACGACACCCTCGCGATCGTCCGACCGATCAAGGACTGCTCGCTCGAGTGTCTACCGCCCCAGCTTCTAGATAAGTGGACCGACCGCGAGGCGGCCTACCCGCGGGCTCCCGCCGAAGTTCCAGTCATGGACCTGCGGCAGCTCGCCCACCCAGCTGCTGCCGTCCACTCGCAGACCAGCGCCCAAGCACCAGCTGTCGTGGTCCACAGCGACGACCCCTACCACGACCTGCTCACCCACGGGAGCTGGCGGGAAGCGCTGGAGGTGCTGCGCGACACCCCCGAGAACGACAGCAGCTACTACGCGCACGAGATCGCCGCCCTGGACCGGCTGGCCGCCTTCCACCGGGAGTTGGTCGGCAAGCCCGAGGAGGAGCAGGTGCGGGAGCTGGTCGAGCTGTTCCGCGCCGCACCGATCACGAACCACCCCACGGTCAGCGAGCAGTGGGCCAAGCTGCTGCTCAGCCGGTACCGGCTGGTGCCCCGGAAGGCGATCTGACCGTGGACGAGCACCAGAGACTTGCCGACGCCGCCGTGCGGTTACTCGAGGCGATCTGCGTCGACTTCTCCGGCGACATGCCCCGTGCCCTCAACCGGCTGGCCGAGGCCGTGGAGCAGAAGCGCGTCCGGGTTGATGTCGAAGGTCAATGGGCTGACGACCTGATGGACATCCTGGAGCAGGGCTGATGCCCTGCATCTGCGGAATGTGTGGCCGGCGCAGGGCTCCTTGCCGCTGGTGCGGCTACGTCTGCGACGAGCCGGTCAACGGCTTCTGCCCGCAGTGCGGCTGTCCAGCGGCGCATCCGATCAACGATCCACCTACCGAGCCGCCCCGTGCACCCCGTGCACCACGGTCGGCTTCCCACTCCCCAGCCTCAATCCTTCGTTAGCAATCCACCATCCCATGAGACGATCACCGGCGTGCGAGCCTGGATCGTAGGTCATCATGTTGGAGATCAGCTTC